CTATCCAATCATCAAATGATTTGTACATTATTGATTCAATGAATGAATCCGCAAATTTCTTTTTTATATCTACACTTTCAAGATTATAAATCTCAGAATACTTAATTTGCTTTTCTCCTAAGCTACCTGGTCCTTTTTCCACATAAAGTAAATGATACTCTAATAGCTTATTAACCAAAACTTCAAAGATAGAGGCGAGACTCAATAAAGTTAAATATAAATCTTGAGTTCTTTCACCTTCAATTTTCTCTTCATGTTGTCTAAACTGTTGATATATTAGCCTAGTAGTAGTATCTGAAATAAATATCTTATTTCCTTTAATTTCTATCGTTTTTTTAAAATGATCAATTTTAGTTTGATCATGTTCTCCTTTTATATTTACAAGGTCTTTTCCTTCAATTTTACTAACATACACGAAGTAAAACTCTCTTAATTCTTCTGGAATTTTGTACCTTCTCATTGCCAAAGAAGGCTTATTTTCACTTGATATTCTAAAATTTAATATACTCTGTAAAGAAGTTTGAAAAGTTTTAATTGTTTGGATATATTCCATAATGGGACTATCTTCTTTAATCTCTTCCTCGGGTTGTTTTATCATCTTATCCACCCAATCCCCAATTGAGTAAGGGTATTGTGTATTATTCAGAGCCAATTAATTCATCCTCTCTATTTATTTAATTACTATCATTAAACCAAAAGGAAGCCTCGAAAACAAGCGTTTTCCAAGACTTCCATAGCAGATATAATCTATTGAGGATTATGAGTTAATTATACCAAACGTCAGTTTGCATTTCACCAAAAAAACCACTCCCGGGGAGGAGTGGCACAAATAGATGAAAAAGTTTTTTATAAGGAGATTTCATAATATTAACTATTTCCAAATCTTTCAAACCATTTGCTCAAAAATAACCCACCCTCAAGGAGAGTGGGCCTGAAAAAAGATATAAAATGAAATAGCCCCGGTCAAGGCTATGACTCCATTCTACAAGAACATAGTTTTTATTTCAACAAAAAATCCACCCTATTCTGCCTAGAGTGGATTTAGCAAAGAAGTGTAAATGAAAAAAAACTTTGTGGGTATGAAACTACGTTACACCTTTTATTAATTAAATTCAAGAAATTTATGACGATTTTCTAATCAATAATATCTATTACGTTGAAATAATGATAAAATAAAAATCGAAGAGTGTTAGGGGCACTTCCCCAAGTTTCCACCGCCTAACTACTCTTCATAAAGTATTGCACGCACCTACTAATTTATAGTATAAACTTATTTACTGCAAGTAAAATGAATATGATCTATGTACAAGCCCGCCAAAGCGGGCTATTTGTTTACCAAGGCAGCTTATTGTTGTTCAATACTCTTTGACAAATCAGCAATATGACTAGTTTGAATACATTAGAGAGAGTGATCTTTATTATCTTTAATTATTAGTTGTCGGTATTCGCCGATTTATGATTAATTTATTTGCGCATTTATTTATGTCTTAGAATCCCGAGTTAGAAAAATGTTCTCTTATATAATTTTTTTCTGGTACAATAAAAGAAAAACTTTGAGGTACTATATGCATCGAAAAAAGATAAAAAAAACAAAAATACTAATTCCGTTCTTGATTTTTTTAGTTCTCCTTTCTTCACTCTTAACATTTTACTTAATAAGAAATACTAACGCCCCCAGTTCCAGAGTTTACTCTCATAGGGGCGCTTCCGGAGAAGAAATTGAACACACAATCGCAGCCTATGATTTGGCGATTTTATACGGATCAAAATATATCGAACAAGATCTTGTAACGTCCAGAGACAACACTCTTTATGTTTCTCATGATTTATCCGCAAAAAGAATAACTGGTTTAGACAAACTTTTTTCAGATATGAGCGATGATGAAATTTCTGATTTAAGAACTGAAAATAATGAAAAGATATTGAGTTTACAAAATGTTTTTGATCGATATGGAGATACTGTGAATTATGTAATAGAACTGAAGGAAAATTCTAATCAAACGAAGCTTTTCGAAGACATTGTGAAGAAAAATAACTTGGAGGATAATATCGTAGTTCAGGCATCTGAAATCAAACCATTGCAAGATTTGAACAAAAGTTTTCCAAGTATGCCAAAACTCTTATTAGTTAAAGATCAAGACGAATTGGAAGAAGCAGTCACATATGACGTTGTGGATATAGTTGCTGCTGAAAAAAGCATGATGACTGAAGAAAATGTTGAATTGGTTCATGGCCACAAAAAGCTTTTTAATATTTGGACAATAAACTCAACTAGTGAAATAAAAAAAGCAATTGATCTTGGTATAGATAATTATTTTACCAACTTCACAGCAAAAGCTCTAGCATTAGAAAATAAATACAGAAAATAAAACAAGCCCCTTCTCATTTAAAGAGAAAGGGCTTGTTTTTTTACCAAGGAAGCTTATTGTTATTCAATGCAGTTTGCAATGCTCGAACCATTTGACTTGTTGGGCTGATAATGCCATCAACTGTTGTCCCTAGCGCTCGCTGCATTCCCCGAATCGTATTTTCTCCGCATAATCCATCAATAGTTCCATTGTAGAACCCTCTCGTTTTCAAGCCTGTTTGAATCGCTCGAATCAATTGAGATCCTCTCAAAGTATTGTCAAATTGAGCAGAATATAAATTCTGATTGACCGCTTGCCTAAATTGATGACTTACCACACCATCTTTAGTAGTGTTATGGTATTCTTGCAATCGTCTAGTTGTAGCTGCCGACCATTTCCCATCTAAAGATAGTTTCGTAAATTGATCAGTAATATTGCTTGAGGTGTCACCATTCAATAGCTCATTTACTTTTCTCTGAATTACTGCTGGATCATAACCAGCATTTTTCAATGCTTTAGATCTTGCGTCACCATTGCCCCATAATCCGCTGATCACTTCTCTTGCGACTGCATCAATCGATTTAGCGCCAGAAGGAGTGTTTTCATTTGATACGATCCGATAGAAGTTGTGAGTTAATCGAGAACTCATGTAAATATCGTTTGTATCAGTATGGATCCCATTCCAAGTATATGAACAATGAATAAAGCTTCCGTTGCTTAAAAATATTCCTGTGTGTCCACCAGAGCCTGTTGATTGACCAGGGGTGCCCGCAATAAAAATATCCCCACGTCTAACTTCTGATCGGGAGATTTTACGTAACCGAGTACCGTTCATCGCAAATAACGTGTCCGTATTCCCCATTGATCCCGCTGGAAGAAATCCGCCTGCAATCATGGCCAAGAACACTGCAGATGAGCAATCGTAACTATTTGGGCCCAAACGATGAGTCATGGAATAAGTTACTTTCCCTTCGCGATCAGTCATCCATTTAATCATATTTTCAATAGACATGGATTAGTCCTCCTTTCGTTCAGTAAACTCTTGCCCATCTCCATAATCAGGCTTTTCCTCTGTAGAAATTTCATTGTTAACTTTCAATCGTTTCATGATAGGATCAAAAATATTTGTTCCTACACCAAGTTTGTTCAAATTTTCTAGGATACTTAGAAGCTCATTAATCATTTCAAGAGTATAGACGCTGATGATCACTGTGACTGATACAACTCCCGGCAAGACAACTGTTAAAGGAACGATTGCTACTAAAACCAACAACAACGCAAATTTTTTCAATAAGCCTGTACTCATTTTTCCTGATTTCAAATCATGATTAGTGTATGCTTGTATAAACCCTGTCATAACATCAATCGCCATCAAAACTAGAATAAACACTAACCAAATCAAAATTTTTCCATATTCATCCTTCATCATCTCTTGCGCCCAAAGTAACATTTTCATATCCATATATCTCACTTTCCTTTTCTATTTTTGACATTAAAAAAACGAAAAAGCAATCAGCTATAATACCGATTGCTCTAACTTTATTAAAAGGCCGGATTGTATACAAAATCAGCTCGGACCCAATTTGATCCTGAACCCTGTTCCCATCCTAACCCTACAACGATAGAACCTGGAGACAATCCTGCATTGATCGAATCTTTCATTGAAACATAGCCTAAAATATCGCACGTTCCCATTGCAATATTATTAGATGTTCTTAATGTAGCAGTCCCCCAAATTTCTGCTTGCGGCCACGCCCATTCCGGCAACACACAAACAGGCAATCCTTTTGTCTTATTACCATCTCTAACATGTAAATGAACATGAATAGTTCCATCATCTAACTCTTCAACGTATGATTTCGAAGGATTGGGTGCATTTGAATTTGAAAAATAATCCTTCCAAGCATTCTTCATCTTAGAATCATCTAGAAATTCATACTTACGTGTACCAGACATCTCGTCCGTAGTAATGAAATCTATTCCATAAGCTTCTAATCTAGCAAATTCAGTTTTGGGAACTGTCCATAAGTTTAACGTTAATCCCAAGCTTTTCGCTAAGTCAATGTTAGTTTGAGTTACACTACTAGAATCATATTTAACAGCAATGCCGCAGGGCGTTCCTAAACTAGCGATGCTATTCAATATACTTTGAGAAATTTCTTGAATTACTTGTTGCACGTGAATATTAGGTAGAAGATTTCTTATAGAACTTAAAATGGAAATCTCAGTTGAAATTATGATTGCTGTACTTTCCATTCTGTGTTTTTTTAATATATTGACTAAGTTTTGATAATTAGCTGCCGTGTAGCTCGATTTCTTAATCTCAACCACAGGAACTTTGCCTCGACTTCGGCAGATCACCAGATACTCTTCAAAAGTAGGAACTTTTAAATCAATATCATTGAAGCTATTAACTTGAATGTTATTGTGCGGATTTTCAATTGAATCTATCCGCAAGGCTTTCATTTGTGCCAAAGTCTTTGAAGCAACTGATCCTGTACCATTTGTTGTCCTGTCGACAGTTAAATCATGCATACAAATCCAAACGCCATCAGAAGTAACTTGAATATCGGTTTCTATTGCAGAATGGCGAGTGACAAAATCAAACGCTTTTAATGAATTTTCAGGAGCTAAAATACTCATTCCTCTATGAGAAACATAGTTCGTTTTAATCGTATTGCTTCTGTGCCTTGTGTTCACTTGTTCTTTACTATAGGCACCTACATTATCAGCACTGATTTCAATATTACTAGTTCCATCAAATTGAACGCCCGCTATTGTCCTAGGATTTGCTAGTCTACTTGCTTTCTCTGCGACTAAGCCAGCTTGTATATTTCCATCATTTTTAGCCAAAGCTACCCATGGTCGCCAAGCTGCTGATTCCGTTTTAGACCGAATCGCAATATCGCCATTAGTGGCACGTTTGGCTGTTTGGATAATCCGAGTATCATTCAATCCAGTTTCGACTTGCAACGTAAAAGTGCCTGTCCCAAAAGGCGCATTTGTTAAAGTTCCTGTATTACCATCTGAAACTGAAGTCCAAAATCCAGGCGTTGTTAAATTATCTAAATTAGTATTAGCAGGAATAGTCTTTTGATTAGGGTCAGCTGTAATTGATATATCTGAGGTACCATCAAATGAGATCCCGTTAATTTTCCTTTGGGATTGCAATTTCGAAGCCGAAGCAACGTTTCCAGAGATAATTTCATTCTTAGTATTTACTAATTTACTATCCGTTTCAGTTTTAGTATAAGCCCCAACATTGTTCGCAGGGATTGCAATGTCTTTCGTACCATCAAAATCAACTCCTGCTATCTGTCGAGGCGATTGTAGTTTTGATGAAGACACAGCATTATCAGAGGTGAACATTATTGTCTGCCATTCTCCCCATATACCATTTGATTTCTTTCTTACTCTTGGCCGATCTGTTGTAGCTGAAACTACATAAGCTATCTGAGTAATGTAATTAGATGTATGAACTAAATTCGTTATAAACCACCAACTTGATGATGGTGCATTTGTTAGAGCGGATCCCATAAAAGTTCCGGTTTCATTCAAACTGTTTAAATCTACACCAGAAATATCCGTCACAGTCCCATTGCTGTATCCTCGTGAATTAGTCTTGGGTAATAGGGCTGCTGTCAGATTCGAGTCTGCCTCTGCCTTTGAATAAGCACCGACCTGAGCTGCAGTTACCCCATGAGGATTATCTTTTTTTACAGAGTGTAAATCCGTATATGCCTTTGCAGTTGAGAGAACAGATACGTCTTTGGTATCTACTTCAGCTTTCGCATATGCTCCAGTTTGTGCTGCGGTCACATTATGGGGATTCAATTTATCATCAGAGTGTTTCTTTAAATTAGTTTCATTCTGAGCATTGTTTTGTTGAACATTTTCTAGCCCGCTTTCCCAACGCTGGGCGTCCTCAGGATAAATAATATCTTCATTTTTCCATTGTTTTGCCATCTATTTCACCTCTATTCGATATTTAAACAATGTATTACCACTAATCGGGACATATACTTTGCATTCAGAAAGGAGAGACTCTTTGTCGTAGAACTCTAGCTTTCTTAATATTGCAATTTCTTCAGGAATTTCGAATTCTATAAGTAAGATGGATCCCTCAACTACCGAACTGAATTCATTAATTGGTATTTCACCATTTAAACGAATAGCAGTGACCATTTCTTTTATTGCAGTATTGACCTTTGTTTTTAAACTTTCTGTAATCACTGAAGAATCACCTCACTATCTTCTGATCGTTTTAGTAGCTGATCCTTACCAACTCGACTTCGTCCAAGCCGAAAATAAGTTAATGGAGCAAT